TGATGCGGCCAATCTTATACTGGCCCAGTCGAAGTAGTCGTTGCTCAGTCCCTTGCCGTAGGTGGGGGATCTAAGGTAGTCTACCAACACGTTGACGGGGTTGTTGTTGTATACTTCCGTCTCGTTGTCGTAGGTAACGCTGTGTGTCTCCTGTTGTGGTTTAGTAACTTCCATAGTGACGTCCCAGGTCCCAGTGATAGTGCCGTTGGCACTATACAAGGTCAATTCTGGTTCTATGATACGGACCGTGTTCAATGGCAGTCCCCTAAGGGTGTATTCAAGGGTCCTCCTGACCACGCCATCACTCTGCCTTACCGCTGTGTTCGTGATTGCCTTGTATGGATCACCGTCAATTAACTGAATGGCCTGGCTTGAATCACGTAATCTTAACGCCATTCCCAGTTGTCCGTAATTTTCTGTGTTGCTACTGAATTCAGCGTTCATCACTATCTTTACCGCGTGATCGCTTCTTGCGGTCGTAAATCTTATCTGGTTAGAGTTGTCACTGCCGAACCTATAATCGTTTGCCAACGTGATGTTCAATGTCTTTGTGGCTATTGTGTTGTCACCATTGATTGTGTAGCCTTCATCGTTGCTGTCATCGAAGGTGCCGTAGTCAGCGGGTGAGTATCCAGTTAAAACGTTGAATATCTTCCTGCCCTTGATCCTGACCTGTATCTTAGGTATACCTGACCTGAATGGGTTGTTGTCAGCGTCCGCTTGGCTTTCTATCTTCTTCCATCTAAATCTACACGCTAGGTAGGCAACGCCACGTAATCTATGGTTGCTACCCCAACCTGGTGCCGCATCTAACAATGTTGAAACGGTCTGGTCGTCCCTGCCATCGAAGAATTGTGTGATCAACCTATCCTGATACGGACCAGAACTTGGTGATCCTTGGACCCCGTGTGCGTAACTGCTGACCGCCACTTCCTCGTCGTCGATGTAGATCTTGTCTATGCCTTCTACCTGTCCCTCACAGATGGCCAGTGCCACATACAGGTATTCATTGTCTGTGCCGTTGGTCGAAACGAAGACCCTGTAACCGCCAACCCTACGTTGGCCATATATGATAGGTATGTTGCCCACACCTGAATCCTTGTTCAACAATGGTCCTAGTATCTGTTCATTGACCTGTTGCCCGGTCATATCGCCGCCAAAGTCTGGCATTGCGAATGGCGAAGCTATGATACCTACCGCGGCCTTTACCGTGTCCGTGACAAAATCTATAGCGTCATCTAAGAAGTCTTTTGCTTTTTTGAATAATTTTTTATGGAATGGCATTAGATAGATATCCTATACATAATTTTAGGTTTTGCGAAATGCGTTATGGCCTCTGCGAATACCGGACAATCATTACACAAGGTCCAGTTATCAGTAGTGCTGATGTTAGTAACTTCCATCGCCTTCATAATTTCCATCATACATCTCAATAATTTACTGTAGTTTTCTACGGTCCGAAATTCCGGCAACAGATAGATAGAATCAACGACAGCGAAACCGCTATCATCGTAGGCCGTGCCGCCAACGTCAGTGAACACGTAACCTATCAAGGTGTTCATCTTGAAGAGTCCGTAGTCGAAACTTTCAATTGTCTTGGCAATACCGTTCTTTAGTTGCGTCATCAATATATCTTCCCTTATATTTTCAATGCCCTTTTCTAGCAAAGATATCTTTGCTATATCGAATAGTTGTTGTATATCCTTGGCTTGTATTCTCCTTGCCCTTATGTCATCAATTATCATTACGTCCTACCCCATTTTATGTCTGTTTGTATCTGTGGTGCGAATTCGAAACCTACGTCTCCACTGAAAAATCTCTGTTGGCTATCGCTGTTGGTCCTCCTACCTGATACCTTCTCGTAGTCCGCGAACTGGCTACCTACGTTGAAGGCAAGTGTGGCAGTGCCTTTAGATTCGCTAATCTGAAAATCCTTTATCGTGCCATCGAAATACTGGAACACCTTTGTTGTGTCTAAGGCAAGGTCATCATCTAATACTGCTCTGTATAAAACTACACGCCTGTCGATATATTCGTTGTTAAGAACATACGCTAGTGTGGTAACATCAACCGCCGTGAACGCTACGCTCATAGACCCTACCTTGATATCTTTAGATTCCTGTATGTTACCTAAACCAAGGAATTGTCCTTGTGCCAGGTAGGTGTTTACACCAGCGTCTGGTGCCGTAGCACTATCGTAGCTCAAGTTGATGAATGTGTTGTTGAAATAGATAGGTGTGGCCAGATGTATTTCTATTAGGTCGGCTACCCTTTGTTGCCGTCCCGAAAGCGATGTTATCAATCCGGATGAAAGACGTCTTGGCATTAGTGGTCCTCTGCTAAAGTGATTTGAATCTTGGCCGTTCCATCAACGTCGGTCTTGAAGCCCGTCCTATCATTTGTCAACATAACCTTAAAAGGCACATTGTTGTATACTATTGTTGTCGTGTTATCTACTTCGTGTTCAAGGTGCGGTGTGAATTCGAATGTGTCCTCCGAACTAAGATCTTGATTGACGTCCGCTGTCAGCATATAGACCTTGTCGTGGTTTGAAAATTTTATAAAATCACCCGCGTGTAAGGTGCCGCCACCCTGGTTTGCCTTTATGCTTTTTACGCCCGCCGCAAAATCTTCAGTGACGGTCGGTGTTCCGGTGGCATTGGTGCTTCTCGTGGATCCGTAGATAGGTGGCACGATGGTAAAATTACCTAACATACCTTCTTGCTTGGCAAGGAAAGCAAATAGTTCTCCTTGTTCGGAACGGTCTAGTGCGTGACTGGTAAGCTCTAATAACCAATGCTGTGCCCCAACCGCTTTCCTAAATGTTATACCACTGATGCTTTCACTAATCCTAGTGGTAGTTTCACTAGTGATAGATGCTGATGCGAAATAGTTCGTTGATAGTGTTCCACTCATTATACTAGACTCCTTTGACCGTTTTCATTTAGTGCTTCGTTTATCACACCAACTATCGTGTCCTTGCTCTCTGTTAGCATCTGATCGAAGCTCTGTGCGTCCACGGCGTTGATATTGAAATTTACTGTGACTTCTTGTGTGCCACCTAATTGGTTGTTCGGAGTAACGTAGCCGTTACCTCCCATCGTAACGACTTCAGGTCCTTTTTCCCCAACCAAATATTGTTGTCCCGAAGCAACGATACCACCCTTGGCCCTGCCTGTGTAGTTTGTGCTCTTTATAGCGTTTATCTGCGATGCGGTGTAGGCTATTGAAGCACCGGCAAATAGGAACGCTGCTATAGGTCCCCCGACCTTCATTCCATATGCGAATGCCGATTGCGTTGCCGCCTTACCATCGATGACTGCTTCAGCGATACGCACCGCCTTGTAGGCCGCGAATGCTGTTTTATTCATCGTGGCCATATTGGCAAGGATGCTCATACCCGCTTCTTTTTGTATTTCTTTTTTCTGTTCCGCGGTCATATTCTCGATGTCAATCTCGTGTATCTTGTTTTGCCTTATGAGGTCGATGTTTTTCTGGTGACGAGCCTTGTTCTTGGCTAGGCGTTCGTCTTCCATCCTGTGTAGTTCCTTGTGATATGCCTTGTTGACTTCTGTCTTCAACGCAACTGCTTGTTGCTCATCCAGCACCTCCTTTTTGAGTAGGCTGTCAATCCTTTCTAACCTTTCCTGACGGATCCTTTGAACTTCTTGCGATTCGTGTTCGTTCAATTGTAACATCTCGTCTATGAAACCTTGATTCTTTTCCTTGAGCTTGTCTAAAGCCGCGGCCGCCGCGTCATCGGCTTGCGATTGCTTTAATTTTTCCGCGTTAAGTTTTTTCTGGTTTTCTAAGTAATCTTTGATGTGTTCATCCATCTGGCCTTCCGCTATGGCCTTCTCCGTCGCTTCGAGTAACTTGTTAGCCTCTATGGTTTTTGTTATCTCGTCACGTAGTTGTATGTAACCTTCTACCTTTTTCTTGTTAGTTGTTACTAGGTTCTCACCGGTCTTGATAAGGTGTAATAGTGCGGCAGGTAGATCCTCTGGACCCATATTAAGGAATGTTTCATTGACCCTTATGTTTACTTCCTTAAGGACATCCTGTAATTTGTTACCATCATCTATGGCCTGTAATTGTGCTAGGTTTAGATCTTCGTATGGTCTACCTTTCGCTATGTTGTCTAAGGAAACGGTCAACGATTTGATCAGATCGTGATATGTTTCGGTCACACCTGTCGTCTCTGCTATCTTGTTGATCGCCCTGTCGAACGCATCTTTAAATGCGGTCTCGGATTGAGCGAGCGTGGCATTCATCTTAGCGAACTCCGTGTCAATGGCTTTACTGTTCTCTAACATCTCCAACATAGTGATCGCATTCAACTTGCCAGATTGTGACATCTTCCTTAGTTGTCCAACGCTGATGCCAGTCTCCCTGGCCATAATAGAAAGTGCTGGACCAAGTCCTTCAACTAAACTCCTAAATTCATCACCCCTTACTTCTCCGGAAGCCATCGCTTGTCCGAACTGCCTAATAACCGAAGCGGCTGTGTTACCGTCAGCACCCGCTAGCTGTAGTGCCTTAGATAGTTTGCTTGTGACGTTGGCCACACGTTCTTCTGATATTCCTAGTGCCTCTGTTGTGATCCTTAGTTTAGAATACAGGTCTACCGTTGCTCCGAATTCAGTCCTGTTCTCCTTGGCCATCTGGACCAAGTTGTTGAACACCCGGTTCCGATCTACTTCGCCTTTTGTGATTAATCTTAATTGGTTATGATATGTCTGGAAGTCTGAAGTGATGTTCTTTACTACGCCACCAAATTTCAAGAGCTGATTTACCGCGAACGCACCCGCGACCAACTTACCGGCTGTGGCCGCTAAACTGCCAGTCCTAGATAGACTACGATTAGTCCTATTAAGGGCCTTTTCGATCTTAGTCAACCGTTGGGTGTTCTTTGTTACTACATCGATTATCAGTTGTTGTGTCGCCACTAGCGTCTCCTCAATTTATCTTTCCTCATTTGTTTGCTGGCTTGTTCTTGTTCACGCTTGATGAACGCAGACCAAATGTCTAACTCCAACACAGAAAGCTTCATAATATCTTTGATAGGCATTTTCAACCTATCAGCCAACATTACTATGAAACCTAGTTCTGGGTTGGCTGTGATTCCTTTACCGTTTCTTTTCCTTCCAACCTAATATTAGCAGTGTTGATTGCTGTGACCACTTTAAGAATAACCGCGGGGTCCGCTTCATTCATCAAGTTGACCTTGTCCGCGTCATTAAAGATCCTTTTACCATCTTTATCTAACGCTTTGACTAGCAATGTTTCTACCAAGGCTTCGACTGGTTCTCCCTGTGATTGTAACTTCATCACACGACTTTCGTCTTTGAATGCGTATGATTTCTTTATGTAGATATCCATATCCCATTCATCAATCCTAATCTTATCTAATCCCCCCGCTATGGCTTTCTGCCAGTGCTGAGCTATCTTTTCTATTGCTTTACTCATCTTGTTCTCCTTCTGTTTGTCGCCCCGATCGCCGGTTTAACAATACCTCTTCCTTTTGTTTGTTTACTGTAGTTGTTTTCTAACTTACCGATGTAAGGCACACGGTTAGATACCGAAACCCTTTCTCCGGATTGTGTTTTAGTCCAACCCCTTCTTGCCCTACCACCATTCTTCGGTGCTATAGGTGTGGCCGCTCTCGCTTCTTCTAGTAAGGCGTTGCCTACTTTGTTAAGCTCTGCTCTTAGTTCACGCCTGATAGCATTCACAACGGTTCGGGCTGAAGGGATT